GTACGAGTGGAACGAAGAAACCAGATCGTTCTCCCGCGAGCCTCTGCACGATTGGGCCTCTCACGATGGCGACGGCTTTAGTTACGGCTGTCAGGTGATGCAGACGCTTCCGGTACCGGAGACCCCGCCCCCGCCCGAGACTGCGAAGGGTGCCGAGACGATGACGATACAGAGCCTCATTAAGCAGGTCGGGCAGCGCAGGGATACGCGAATCTGATGGCTGACAAGCGCACGCCCGAGTTCTGGTTCAAGCAACTGGACCGGGAAGACAAGAAATTCAAGAAATGGCGGGAGCGCGGCCAGAAGGTCGTTGACCGCTACCGGGACGAGCGCAGCCAGGAAAAGCAGCGCGCCCGCAAGTTCAATCTTCTGTGGTCGAACGTCGAGGTTCTGAAGCCTGCCGTCTATTCCAAGACGCCGGTTCCCGACGTGCGCCGCCGGTTTTTGGACAACGATCCCGTCGCGCGTCATGCGGCTGAAATCATCGAGCGCGTTCTGGTCTTCGCGCTTGAAGACTACGACTTCGACGTGACGATGGAGCAGTGCCGCGACGACGGACTTCTGGCCGGGCGCGGCGTCGCCTGCGTCGAGTATGAGGCGGACACGTCTCGCGAGCGGCTGGAGCAGCGGGACGGTAAGTATTACCGCCAGGAGAAGGAGACCGAGCCGGACGAGCGCGACGAAGAGGGCGGCGCATATTCGGTTGACGTGACGGACGAGCGCGTGAGGTGCAAGTATATCCCGTGGCGTCTGTTCCGTCACACGCCGGTCCCGCTGTGGGAAAAGGTTTGGTGGGTCGCCATCGGTGAACCGATGACGAAGGCCGACATCCGGAAGAATTTCGGCGCGGCCATCGCCAACGAGGTGCGCTTCGAGGAAACGGAAGACGAAGACGAGGATAAGGGGACGGGGCGCACCAAGCCCACGCAGGGCATTGTCTGGAAGATATGGGACCGCGAGACGGGCAAAATCTACTTTGTCATGCGGGGTCTCGATAAGTGGCTAAGGGAGCCGAAAGAGCCGCCCTTCACGCTGAAGGGCTTCTTCCCCTGCCCCCCGCCCTACACGCCCATTCGCACGACGGACAATCCGGTTCCGGTCCCCGAATATACGGAATACCAGGACCAGATCGAAGAGCTGGACAAGCTCACGGCGCGGATCAATCGCCTGATTGACGCCATCAAGGCGAAGGGCGCCTATCCTTCGGCCCTCGGTTCGACGCTGGCGAACATTCTTGAGGGCGACGAAAACCAGCTTGTCCCCGTGGATGATTGGGAAACGCTGGCCCAGCTCTCGACGGGAGACCTGAGCAGGGCGATTGCGTGGCTGCCGGTCGAGCCGCTGGCGAAGGTGGTTGTTCTTCTTGCGCAGCGCCGCCAGGAGCTGAAGCAGGAAATTTACGAGATCACGGGCCTCTCTGACATCATCCGGGGCACGACGAAAGCCTCGGAGACCGCAACAGCACAGGAGATCAAGGGGAATTTCGGCACGCTTCGGATGACGCCGCGGAGCAAGCCGTTTGCGCGGTTTGCGCGGGATGTCATTCGCCTGAAGGCCGAAATCATCGCGGAGAATTACTCGCCCGAGACGCTGAAGAGGATCACGGGCTTCGGCGGCAAGGACGTGCCGCCGCCGACAACGCCCGAGCCAGAGGCCATCCAGCAATGGCAGGCGGCGGTGGCCGAGGAACAGCGCAAGGAAAAGCTGTTCATGGACGCGGTGCAGCTTCTGAGGGATGATGGCCTCAGGTCGTTCCGCATCGACATCGAGACGGACTCGACGATTGCGCCGGATCAGGAGGCGGACAAGGCGGCGACGGTCGAGTTTGTGACGGCCATCACGCAATTCCTGAGCGGTGCCGCCGAGATCGGGGCCGCCGTGCCGCAACTGATCCCGCTCCTCATGGAGATTCTGAAAGCCGCCGCGTCGCGGTTCAAGATGGGCCGCCAGTTGGAGGACAAGATCAACGAGGCGGTGCAGAGGATGGAGCAGGCCGCCAACTCTCCGCAGCCGAATCCCGAGGCGGAAAAGGCGAAGATGGAACTGGCTATCAAGGAGCAGGAATCCAAAGCGGAGATAGAGCGCAAGAACGCCGAGGCGCAACAGAAGATGGCGCTTGAAGAGCGCAAATTCGCGCACGAGCAGAAAATGGCCGAACAGGAGCACGCCTTCCGCGCGCGCGAGCTTGCCTTCAAGGAAGAAGAACACGCGATGAAGCGCGACATCATGCAGCGGGACGCCGACGCAAAGGCCAATCAGGCCATGCGCTGACGCAGTTGCGGCGCATGGCGCGCGATAGACGAGCAGGAAGAATCCGAAATCATGCAAATCGTGGCGATGCTGCAATGACAGACGAAGAGCTTGAACAAGACCTTCGGAAAGCCATCCGCGCCCATGAAGCCGAATACGGAATCTTTCAGGAAGGCGACACGGTGAAAGACCGCGATGGCGGCGTCTGGCAGCTTCGTCGCGGCGTTCTTGAGCGCGTGTACGTCACCAACGGGCGCGCGCCATGAAGGGCGAGCGGTGGATTTGGTGCCGCGTGCAGAAAAAGCCGGTCAGGCCGCATGAAGTCGTCCGTGAGCCCAAGCAACGCAGTCCCCTCCCCTGCCCTATGGTGATTACGGACGAAATCGAGCCGTTCCAGTCCATGGCGGACGGAAAAATCTACACGTCCAAGTCCCGGTATTACGCCGAGACCAGGGCGAGAGGATACGAGATCGTCGGCAACGAGCGGGTAAAGCCGAAATCGGCGGAACCCGACGAGCGGCAAATCGAGCGCGACCTTGCCGATGCCTACGATCAATGCGAAGCGGGCAAGGGCGTGAATGACCTACCAGGAAAATACCCGGAGCAGTGGAAACATGACTGACGACGATGACTCTCTCGACAAGGATTTGCTTGAGGCCGCCGAAGAGATTGGGGCCAAGCCGGGAGAGCCGGAGGAAGCCGAAGACGAGCGAGAGGAAGACGAGGGCGCCGAAGAGGCGCCCGAAACGTCTGAACGCCCTCGCGGCCCCGATGGGAAATTCACGAAAGCGGCCCCCACTAAAACGGGCCAGCCGCCGGAGGGGGGCGGCCCCCTCACCGTCCCCCCTCCACCCGATACTTGGGATCAACTGGAGAAGGACCGATACGGCGCCCTCCCCGACCCGTTGAAGCCGCAGTATTTGGAACTGCGCTCCGGGTTTGAGAAACAGTACGGCGATGTATCGTCCGTTTCCCGCCTTCGCGAAGAGGCGAAGGCGTATGACCAGATTTTCGCGCCCCTCGATCAATTCCTCTCGATGAACGGGATGAGCCGCGTTGACGCGATCCGCAGGTGGGCCGCGGCGCATCAGACGCTCACTCAGAACCCCATCGAGGGAATCAAGTGGCTCGCGAAATCCTACGGCGTCGATTTGAGCGCGCTTGGCGGTCCTCAGCAGCAGGACGACGCGGGCGGCTGGCTCGATCCGATGGCCGAAAAAACCTTCGGCGCCTTGGACCAGCGTTACAGCAAGCTTGAAAGCACGCTGCAACAGCTTCTCCAAAGCCAGCAAATCCAGCAGCAGACCGCCGTTGACAACGCCATACGCGCCTTTGCCGAGTCGAAGGACGCTAACGGCGCGCTCAAGTATCCCTATTTCTCTGCCGTCCGCGACAGGATGATTACGGAGCTTCGCGTGGCTGCTCAAATGGGTCAGCCGATGACCCTTGAGCAGGCATACGAGAATGCAATCCGCGTCCATCCCGAAATATCGAAGACGGTCCGCGAGAAAGCCGCCAAGGAAGAGGCGGCGAGAAAGGAGCAGGAGCGCAAGGCCCATCTGGAAAAGGCGAAGAAAGCCCAGGAGACGCGCGTGGTTTCCACCGCGCCTCAAGGGAAGCCCGCCAAACAGAAGGGCAAGATCAAGGACGATGTTGCTGCCGCTTGGGACGAGCTGGCGGGTGCCGCCTAGCAACCCCAATCAGGAGTAACCAGCAATGGCTTCGCCCGGTTTGAGCGAACTCATTACGACCACGCTGCGCAATCGGCGTGGGAAGCTGGCGGACAACGTTCTCAACCACATTCCCCTTCTCTACAAGCTGAAGGAGAAGGGCAACACGGAGCTTGAGAGCGGAGGCCGCACGCTTGTCGAGGAACTGGAGTACCAGGAAAACTCGACCTTCAAGTACTACGACGGCTACGAAGTCCTCGACGTGAGCGCGTCCGACGTGTTCACGGCTGCGGAATACGACTGGAAGCAGGCTGCGGTGGTCGTGTCCATCTCCGGCAAGGAGATGCGCATGAACGCCGGAAAGCACGCATCGATCCGGCTTGCCAAGTCGCGCATCGCGAACGCCGAAAAGACGATGATGAACAACATCGCTACCGGCATCGCGTCGGACGGTGCGGGCTCGGGGTCGAAACAGGTTGGCGGCCTTCAGCTTCTGGTGGCCGACACCGGTTCGGGCACGGTCGGCGGTATTGCCGCCGCAACGTACTCGTTCTGGCGCAACCAGGTGGTGGACTTCACGTCCGACATCGGCGCAGCGTCGTCTGCGGGTAACTTCCAGAAGGGCATGAAGTCTCTCTGGCTCGAATGCGTTCGTAACGGGGACTACCCCGACATGATCGTTGCCGGGTCGGAGTACTTCAACGAATTCTGGCAGTCGCTCACGGCGATCCAGCGCATCACCGAGACCAAGAGGGGCGCGGCTGGTTTCCAGACGCTCACCTTCTACGGTCCGGGCGGTTCGGCGGAAGTCTTCTACGACTCCACCATCGCGAGCCAGCGGATGTACTTCCTCAACACGGACTACATCCACTGGCGCGTCCATGAAGATGCGAATTTCGAGCCGCTGACGGAGCGGGATTCGTTCAATCAGGACGCGATGGTTCGCCCCCTGATCTTCATGGGCAACATGACGGTCAGCAACCGCGCCCGTCAGGGCGTTCTGAAGGAGTAGTGGAGATGAGCAACACCCATTTCCCCATTACCCCGATGGCTGGCGTGAAGTTCGACACTCCGACCGACACCGCGCAGTTCGCCCTTGGCACGATCTGTCAGGGATCGGACGGCACGGAGTGGGTTTACGTGCAGGCCGGTGCGGCGCTCGTTCTGGGCGATTGCGTCGGCATCACGGAGGACTTCGTTGCCACCGGTCTTACCCTCACGACCGCGAACGACTCCGACCGCCTCGGCTTTGCTCAGGTCGCCTTCTCCAGCAGCCAGTATGGTTGGGTCGCGCTTCGCGGCTCAAACATCAAATGCCGCGTGAAGGCGGCCTGCGCCGCTGACGCTCAGTTGTGGACCACCGCCTCGGCGGGCGTCCTTGACGACGCGACGGCTGCCAATGCCGAGAAAGTGGATGGCATTGTCATGGTGGCCGCCAACGGCGCGGCCACGGCTGCCGTCGAGTGCAAGGCCAGCTGGCCGCATCTGCGTGAGTCGTAAGAATGACGAGGCTGTTCAAGCCCAACATCCACGTTGACCTGAACACGCCTCGTCAATTTCTTCTTGACAACATCACCGCGAACCTGAGCAGGGGGCTTCCGACTCTCAAGGTCGGGCGCGCCCTGCTCGTTTGTGGCGGGCCGTCCATCGCGAGCCACGAAAGCGACATTCTCCGGCACAAACTGGACGGTTGGGATGTGTTCGCCTGCAACGGCGCACACGATTGGCTGATTGAAAGGGGAATTAAGCCTCACGCCGCAGTCCTTATGGACGCGACGGAGAAGGTGAACGCCTTCATCCGACAGCCGCAGGAAAACTGCATCTACTACTGCGCGTCTCAGACCCACCCCTCTCTGGTGGAAAGACTCGCGGAAAACAACATCGTCATTCTCTGGCACGCGCCTCTCGACGCGGACCAGATGAAACACATCGGGAAGCTTGACCCGGGCTGCACGATCATGGCCGGGGGGCTGACGGTCGGACTGAACGCGATCCATGTCCTGTTCACGAGCGGATACAAGAAAATCCGCATTTACGGGATGGATTCGAGTTTCGGCCCGGAAGACAGGGACCACGCCTATTCCAACCCGGAAAGCAAGTCGAAGATTTACGACTTCTACTTTCAGGGCGAGAGATTCCGCAGCACCGGCGCTCTCGTTGTGCAGGCGCAGACGTTTGTGGAGCACTGGAAGAAGTACCACAGTATCGGCGTGCATATTCATGTTGTCGGGAACGGACTGCTCCCGGCGATGTGGCGCGCTCAACTCAAGGAGATTGTGAATGGCCGACGTAGCAATGTCGGAGATCGAACACTGGAACAGAATCGCGCAGGACACCTCGGACCCGTGTCGTCCGAGGTTCTATTGGGACAAGCGCCTTCTGAAGCTGGAGAGCGAGAGGCGGGGGACGCCGGTCTATAAAGACGTGGAAATGGTCGAGATTGTCACGCCCGGCCAGACCAAGAGCATCCCCGTCCACGAAGTGAGGGACGAGCACAGGCGGCGATGGCCGCAGCAATACGCCGCCTTCAAGCGCGGCACCGAAATGCCCGCGCGGGGAACGCCACTGGAAACCTGGAGCTATCTGCGCCCCGCTCAGGTGGCGATGCTGAAGGCGCTCAACATCATGTGCCTTGAGGAAATCCGCGACGCCTCCGACTCCGTGCTTGAAAAGATCGGCATGGGCGCGCGAGAGATGCAGAAGCTGGTAACGGCCTATCTCAAGCCCGCCCCCGAGAGAGAGCAGGAGCTTCGCGGCGAACTCCAACAGGCCAAACTGACCATCGAGGGGCTCCAATCGCAAATTGACCAGCTGAAAGCCCAGCTGCGCAAGCCCGAAGGCGCCGAGCCTGACGAACCCGCCCTTCGTCCGCCGACAGACCGCGAACCCGCGTCGCGGGCGCAGGCCAAGGAACGACAGACCCTGAGAATGCCGCCCAAGGCGTCGTGATGCCCCCGTATCTCGCCCTGTTTTGGGGTGCGTATCGGGAGAAGCGGGCAATCTATGAAAAGAAAGACCTCTCGCGTTACGCGGAGCACAGACACGTGCCGACGCAGGCGGACATTGTGCAGAGATTCCGTGTTGCGGTTCGCCTGCAAATCGCCCGGATCGTCGCAAATCACGCTCGGGATCGACTTGACAAGGCTGTTAAGGCCGCGTGGCTCGCGGGCGGGTACTTCGCGGAATACCGAGCGCATTTGAGGCAGCTTAAGAGGATCGGCGGATGACGCTGCTTTCAATGTGCCAGAACGTCTGCGACGCGATAGCGATCCAGCGTCCGTCAACGATCATCGGCTCCACCAACGAAACCGCGCGGCGGTGTCTCATCCACATCCGCCGTACCTGTCAAGACCTCGTGAGGCGGCACACATGGTCCGCTCTCGTAGGGGAGCATTCCATCACGACCGCCAACGGCACCGCTTCTTATGCCCTGCCGGGCGATTTCGACAGGTACATAGACGACACGGCATGGGATGCCACGAATTATTGGCAGATGCGCGGCAGCCTCACGCCGTCCGAATGGCAGTGGGCCAAGCGGTCTATCGTCGCCACGGCCACCAATCGCAGGCGGTTCAGGGTCAAGTGGGATGCGTCGTCGTCTGCGCGGCGTATCTTTATCGACCCCACGCCCACCACGGCTGACAGCCTCGTTCTGGAATACGTGTCGAAGTACTTCTGCGAAGATTCCGGCGGCGACGGGCAGGCCGATTGGGCGGCGGACGACGATGTTCCGCGCCTCGAACCGGAATTGATCGAGCTGGGGCTTACCTATCGCCTTCTGAATTCTCTCGGGCAGCCATACGCGGAAGAGAAACAGGAATACGATATGAGGGTTGTCCGCGCTATCGGGCAGGACATGCCGGCCCGCGTTCTGGACATGTCCGGGACGAGAATGAGCGACATTCCGAATCTCCCCGATGGCAATTTCGGCAATGCTTAACGTCGCTCAGCAGCGGATGGCGAAATACCGCGCCGCGCCCAAGGCGACCATCCGAAGCGCGCCCGCCCCCGTTGGCGGGTGGAACACGCGCGACGCGCTCGACGCGATGGACCCGCAGGACGCGGTTACGCTCGACAATTTCTTCCCGACAACCGGCTCGGTCGATCTCAGGAAGGGATCGGAAGAGCACGCTTCCGGAGTCGGCGCCGGCGATGTGGAAACCCTCATGGAATACCATGCGGGCGGGACGCGACAGCTTCTGGCGGCGGGCGGCGGCGCCATCTACAACGCCACCTCTTCGGGCGCCGCGACCTCCATAGATTCGGGCTACGGCAGCAACCGCTGGCAGTGGGTGAATTTCAACGGCCAGCTTCATGCCGTGAACGGCGCTGACGATCCGATCATGTGGAATGGGTCGTCGGTTACCACGCCCTCGTGGTCGGGATCGGGGCTGACGGTTTCCACACTGGACGGAATCCACGTCTTCAAGAACCGCATCTTCATGTGGGATTCGTCCACGCAGGATTACTGGTACGCGGCCATAGATTCCGTGACGGGGACGCTGACCAAGTTCCCGCTGTCCCGCGTCGGGACGTTCGGCGGCAACCTTGTCGCCATGCAGACGTGGACCCTGGATGCGGGCGACGGCGTTGACGATCTGGCCGTATTCTTCATGTCGTCGGGAGAAGCCATCGTTTATCAGGGGACCGACCCCGGAGATGCCGATGCTTGGGCGCTTGTGGGAATTTATCGGATCGCTCCTCTTCTTGGGATCAGGTGCGCGCAGAAGCTCGCGGGGGACATCATCTGCGCGACGAAAGAGGACTACCTTGCATTCGCCCGTGTCTTCAAGAGAGACCGAACGGGCGCGGACGAAACCAAGATCGCGGGTGCCGCTAAGGCAGCGGCGGATGCTTATGCTTCTAACTTCGGGTGGCAAGTCGTCCACTACCCGAAGGGGAACATGCTGATCGTCAACGTGCCGGTGCAGGCATCGTCCGAATATCATCAGCACGTCCTGAACACGCTTACGGGGGCATGGTGCCGGTTCACGGGAATGAACGCCCGATGCTGGTGCGTGTTCAACGACAATCTCTATTACGGCGGCGGCGATGGGAAAGTCTATCGCGCCGATGTCAACTATGACGATGACGGAGAGGTTATCGAGGCCGAGGGGCAGACGGCCTGGAACAATTTCCGGTCGCTTCAGGACAAGGTGATTACGGCGGTCCGCCCGATCATGTCGGCGCACGGCACGCTGAATCTTTCCCTCGGGACGCAGTTCGACTTCAAGGACATCGCGCTCTCTCAGGAAACGTCATCGGCATCCGAGGGATCGCCCTGGGATACGTCGGAATGGGATGTGGCCGAGTGGAGTCCCGAAGCGACGATACGGGACGGCTGGCGCGGCGCATCGGGCAGCGGCCACGCCGTGTCAATGAGGATGCGGGTTGCCTCCAAGGGGCAGGCGATCCGCTGGTTCAGGACAGACTATCTGGTGAAGCCCGGCGGGAATCTATGAAGGTCATCGCCAACCCCAAGTACAGCCAATATCTCAGTGCTTGGGCCGCCAAAAGAATCGGCAACACGTTCCCCCCCGACGCTCAGGCGCTGGGGGTTTTTCGTGACGACAAACTCGCCGCCGTCGCCGTCTTTA